TTGTGTGTGAGCCATGATAAGTTCATTGTCTTTGTAGCCCACGATGACATTGGATCCTTGGTGATCAAACATCATACCGACATCTGCAGTGGTGTTGCCTTTTCCAACTTCAATGATGGCATCACTGATCCGAAGGTTTTGAGATTCTATGACAGTCAATTGTCCTTCGACATCCAAGTTACCATCAATGTGTACACCACCAGTTACATTAAGAACTGTCGACCCGATATCATTGACCCAAAGGTTGGAACCAACATCCAATGTGTGGATGGGTTCTGTATTTGATATTCCCACATTTCCAGTAGTTATTAGGCTATTTTCCCCTTCGAAGACGATTGTACTCGTAAAAGTATTTCCAATGTTTGCATAAAAGTCTACGACTCTTGGTATAATGTTTGGTTCGTCTATATCAGTATCTACGATCTCGTTTGTTATATTGTCGTAACCTAAAATTTTCGTATTACCTCCAGGTACTTTACGAACTGGTGTCATATACAATGATCCTGGTGTCTGAGCTGATATTGGAGCATTCGAAGCATTGATCACAATTGTATTATCGGCCTGATCGTCAGTTGCGTGTCTCCCCAATCTGACCTTGGTCGATCGATCAATAGTGCTCAAGTTCTTCACCATTTATATAAGTCTGCATTTTAATTGGCATAGAGCAGACCTGCTACCCCATTTGATATCTTGAGTATGTTATAGTTGACTGCATAAATAGGATCCTTTATTGGTAGGGTTTCACTGAATATTTGCGCGCTATCTAGACGACTAAAATTCAATGTACCGGTTGGTTGCATTAAACTCGTCGTTAAACAGAAGCAAAATAAGAAAAAGTCTGGCGAAGTCACAAAATTTGTGTGATAGTAGTTCATGACTTCAATGAAATGTGGACGAGCCCACTTGTATCCATCGATGTCGACACCATTGATTGTCACCTTGACCTTGTTATCATAAGATGTTAACGCGCTATAATCGCTTGTATTGGAACTCGCAATGTATTTGACTGGATGATTGAAGTGAAGCTCCTGGATGTGTTCATTGCTCGGAATATTCTTCTGGACTTGGAAGATCAGCATTTCATGGTCACGTGTCGCGACTGCACCGCGTTCTTCATTGTCGAGATAGTAATAATTACTGTAGACGGACCACTTATAGTTTTGGGCATCCGGACCCCAGTGAACACGGATTTCCACGTTGTGATAGTTCAACGCCACCAATGGGAGGGCATTTTGAGGACTTTCACAAAAGAAGAAACGAAGTGGGTAAAAGTAAGAACGAGCACTTGAACCTGGGTGAGGGCCATTAGAACTCTTGGATACATTGTTTGCAAAAGTATCTATGGCAATCTTTTCCGTAAAGATGGAATCCTGGGTATCAATAACTTGACCACCAATCAAAAGTTCGACGTAGTCAACAAGTCTTGACCAGTCTGGATGATCTAACGCTGCGTTATTATCATCAATCGTAAAGTAAGTGTACCCCAAGAGGTCACCTGTTTTTTCGAAACGAATCGTAGACATGGAATTACCATTCACAGCCCCCTGTATTGTTTGTTTTTCGACGGTCTGTGAAAAGTTGGAATGTCTTTTGAACGTCGAACTGAAGAAAGAAATTTCTGGCTTTCCCATAATATGTTCATCTTGAGCACCAATGGCGATGAGCTTTACAACACCGGATGACATATTTACAATAAGGAAAGGTTTAATTTAAGTTCGACTTTCTGCAAATGAATCTAAGCACCAAAAAATTATTACCTGTAGACGGTGTAATCAAATCACCGTTTTCATCTCTAATATTAACCGTGAGACGATCCAATTTAGAAATTGGATCCAAATACTGTTGAGCAACGACATAGTCATCCTTGAAAGAGATGACCTGGTTACCTGAAGTCGCCGTTGTATTACTCACCAAAGACGCGAACGAATTTCTTAAAACGGAGAGGCCTGGTTGCGTTGACGTAGACAATGGTGGATCCTTTGTCGTTCGGTCGGCAAAATTACTATCGAGTTCATCGATGGAAATGTAACAATGTTCTGTACTGTACACCGTATTGATTCGAGCTCCGAGAAGACGAGCCTGAACAACATTACGAAGTGGTGTATTCAAATAAGCAGTGAATGTGTTCGCACTCGCTTGCCCAATTGTATCCACCGTAATCGTGTAGTATTCATAATCAAAATCCGGATATCCGAATGTGACAGACGTCATTTACAGTAGACTTAGATTAAAGATCCACCAATTCCACCAAGGATCGCATAACTGGCCTGATCACGCACGAGCTGTTCAGACTTGCAAAGGCCACCCGGGGTCAAAGCCTTTGTGTACGTGCTTCCTTCCTTCGTATGACCTGGTGCACATTCAAGCTTGTGTTCAAGGTCGAACAAAGAGTCTTCGTTGATCGCTTGAATCTCAATCGGTCTGGGCTGGTAGTAACTGATGGCGACACGCTGGATCAGATACAAAATCGCAACAAGGCTGATGACAATCAGGATGATATTGCGGTTGAACTTCATTTACTACTACCTGACATTTTTTATAAAGTGCGTTAAAGGTAGTAGTTTAGTTTCATTATAAAGAGTAGATGGACGAAGAGATTATCCTCGATCGTGGTGACACTGAAATCCTGAAGCTTGATGAAAATGAACAGGCCCTGATGGATGAAATTCAAATTTCAACATCAAAGCCGCAGCCCAGGCCTCGCCGACCGACGGCAATGCCCAGGCCTCGACCGATGATGCCGCAACAAGAAGAGATTGATGCGTTTGCCAACCCAAATAAACAAACAGTGCAAGCGAATGCTCCTTCTGAAGAAGTGGATTACGGTGAAGCCGAGCCATATTTTGACGATGAAGAAGATGACTACACCGGTGGTGGATACGTCGAACAACAACCGTCGAAGGGTTACGCCTCTATCGACGAAGAAAAGGCTGACTTATTAAACAAACTTACACGTCTCGAAAAGAAGGGTGTTAGCATTAACAAACGCCTTAATATGTATTCGAGTGTGGATGACATTCGTACAGAAGTTAAACGAATTACCTACGGCATCGAAGTCGATCAGTCGATTAAGTTTTCGAGAAGAATGTTGGTTGCTTGTGTCACGGGTCTTGAATTTTTGAACAAGCGTTATAACCCCTTCGAGATTCAACTCGAAGGTTGGTCGGAGTCTGTCATGGAAAGCGTCGAAGACTATGATAGTGTATTTGAAGAACTTTACGTCAAGTATAGAAATAAGGTCAACGTTGCACCGGAAGTCAAGCTCATCATGATGCTTGGTGGATCTGCGATGATGTTCCACTTGACAAACAGTATGTTCAAGGCTGCGATTCCAAATGTGAACGATGTCTTGAAGCAAAACCCGGACCTTGTCAAGAACATGATGTCTGCCGTCCAGAACACAGCTACGCAACAGCCACAGCAGTCGGGACCATCGTCGAGTGATGGTTCCTATGAGATGCAGGGTCCAGGTATCGATATTTCCAGTTTGATGGGTGGTATCATGATGCCACCGCCGCCGCCGATGAACACTTCGACCATCACCCGCGAAGATCCTTTGCCGACGGTCACCGAAGAAGATGACGTGTCTGATATCGTGTCTATCTCAGGAGAATCGACAGGTGGTGAGGTCAAGGAAGTCAACGTGGGTGCCGGAGGCTCCAAGCGGGGTCGAAAAAAGAAGAAGACCGAAATTAATCTTTAGGTATAATATAAATGATAGGTTACTGTCCCATTGAGGAAGAACCAGTCGCTATACCCAGACCAAGACGGCGGGTTGTAGTGAATCAGAAAACGTCTGAAGACACAGAGTGCAACTATGTTGTCATGTTCTTCATCGTTGGTGTCCTCACACTCGCCTTGATGGACACATTGGAAAAGTAAATCGTTTTTGCCATGTTTTTCGTAAAAGCATGGGAAAAAGGACTATCTTTCACTCAATTCTTTGATGGCTTCGATCAGAAGACCAACCATGTTACCGTACGCGACGGAGTACATTGTTTCTTCGCTTCCGTGTACAGCTTCCGGAAGTACTTCCAAAACTTCTTGTGCTATGACACCTGTTGAGT